CAAAGCAACAACAGAGACTAATGCACTGGTGGCGACCTGGATTGACTTCTGCAGAGAATGATTTCGTTATCGCAGATGGATCCATCCGATCGGGAAAGACAATTGCATGTATTATTGGTTTTCTTACATGGTCTCAGGAGATGTTTTCAGGGCAATCGTTCATCCTTGCCGGAAAGACAATGGGAGCTTTAAAAAAGAATGTTGTCCGTCCTATGCAACAGATACTTGAGGCATGGGGGTGGTCTTATACATATATCCGTTCGGGAACAGATGCAAGGATAGAGATAGGGAGTAACACTTATTACCTGTATGGAGCAAATACAGAGGCGAGTCAGGATGCATTACAGGGACTAACTGCTGCCGGTGCTTATGCTGATGAGGCGGCATTGTTTCCGCAAAGCTTTATCGACCAAATGATTGGGCGTTGCTCAGTCGATGGTTGGAAAGTATGGATGAACTGTAATCCGGAAGGACCTCATGCGTATATCAAAGAGGAGTTCATCGATAAAGCAAAAGAGAAGAAAGTCTATAGGCTACACTTTATGATGGACGACAACTTGACACTATCCGCACAGCGCAAGGAAGCATATAAGCGGTCATGGAGTCCGGGGAGTGTATTTTACAAGCGGTTTATCCTTGGTTTATGGGTAGCAGCTGACGGATTGATTTATCAGCAGTTCGCGGATAATGTGAAACAATATCTAATAGATGAGAACTGGTTAAAAGAAAATGAAATTATATATGCAACAATCGGGGTCGATTTCGGAGGAACGAAGTCGGCTCATTCTTTTACTTTAACAGGATTCACAAGGGGTTATAAACAGGTGGTTGTATTGGATGAGTATTATTACAAGAAGCGTATCAATCCAAAACAGCTACAAGATGATTTTATAGACTTTGTAAAGAGGGCAAAACAGAAATATAAAGTCTATGAGGCATACTGTGATAGCGCTGAGCAGACACTTATTGCCGGATTGGAAATGGCGTGTGTACAGGCGCATGTCGGTATTGAGATTAAGAACGCAATAAAAGGCTCTATCAATGATCGTATCGCATTTTACAATAGCTTGATTGCACAGAACAGATGGAAAGTAATGAAGCACTGCAAGCACATTATAAGTGCATTTGAGAACGCTTGTTACGATGATAAGAAAAAGAATATGGACGTGCGTCTTGACGATGGACTTATGAACGTGGACAGCTTGGACAGTACAGAATACAGCACAGAAAGCATACAGGAAGATATCCTGTATATTGCAGCATAGGGGAGTGAAATATGGGTAATGAAATACGCCAGTATTTGGCAGAAAACAAATATAATACGGCATCGGACGAGACATATAGTCATATCGACGAATGGCTCGAATGGTATCAGGGCGATGTGGAAAAGTTTCACAAATATAAGGTTTTTAACGGTTCCGTGACAACAGAGCATAAGCGTTACACGATGGGAATGGCGAAGAAAGTCTGTGAAGACTGGGCAAATTTACTATTGAATGAGAAAGTGGCAATCAAAGCAGGAAACTATGAAGAGCGATTACAGGAAATCCTAAGTAATAATAATTTTATCGTTCGGGCGAATCAACTGGTTGAGATTGCATTTGCGCTTGGAACAGGAGCGTTTGTAGAGTATTTAGACGGCGATGACGTAATTATCGATTATATCCGCGCCGATATGATTTATCCACTGTCATGGGATAACGGGGATGTTACAGAGTGCGCGTTTGGTAGTATTCGTGTAATAGACGGCAACGAAGTGATTTATCTGCAGATACACAGAAAAGGGAATCCGGAAGACGGGGAAGATGAAGAACTGTATTATATTGAGAATAAGTATATTGACCGCAAAGAAAATAAAGAGCTTGAACCTCCGGAGGGGGTACTGTCATTGATTCCTACAGGATATGACAAGCCTCTGTTTCAAATTATTATGCCAAATATCTGCAATAACATTGATTTGGATAGTCCTCTTGGTATATCGGTTTATGCAAACAGTATTAATCAACTGAAAGGCTGTGACCTGATTTACGATTCTTATGTAAATGAGTTTGTTTTGGGTAGAAAACGTATTCTCGTGCCGATATCTGCCGCAAGAATCCAAATGCAACAGGATGGAGTTGCAGCACCAGCGTTCGATCCATCTGACTCTGTTTATTATCAGATGTCAGGAGACAGAGAGAGCGATCTAAAGCTCACAGAAGTAGATATGACAATACGATCACAGGAACATGAACTCGGAATCCAGCGCAGCCTTGATATTTTAAGTTTGAAGACGGGACTTGGAACTGGGCGTTATCAATTTGATTCTTCCGGAGTCAAGACAGCTACTGAGGTTATCTCAGATAAATCAGATCTATACCAGAACAGACAAAAAAATGCAATTGTGATTAACGCAGCACTTGTAAACATGGTTGCTGCTGTTGCGTTTTTGGATACTGGGCACGAAGTAGATGCCACCGTGGATTTTGATGATTCCATCATCGAGGATACAAACACAACGATTGATAAGAATATCAAGCTTGTGCAGTCGGGACTTCGGTCGAAATTAACCGCGATTATGGAGATTAACAAATGCGATGAAAAGGAAGCCAAGAAAGAATTGGAACGCATCGCCGGAGATAATCAGATTACCGGACAAGATGTGGACTGGACAGATATGGGCGATGATGAAGAAGAGGAATCTAATGATCCGGATCAGGAAGAAGGTGAGGTAGAAGGTGAATCTTCTGAAGAACCAACAGGAAGCGGAGACGATAGATAGTGCATACATAGATCTCGAAGCACAGATCATGCAGAATATCGCTCGTCATCTACGCGATTGGAAAAAGCCCATCGACACTGATCAATGGCTCATGCAGAAACTTGCGGAGATTGGGAAGCTTAACAAAGAAAACATCAAGATTATTGCTCAGATGTCCGGTATCAGTCAGACAGCAGCTGAACGGATGCTGAACGAAGTCGCAGAAGAGGCAGTTAAAATGACGGAACCTGGATTTCGCTATATGGCTAGACAAGGGCTGATTGATTCAGTTATTGAGGCTGATAAAAGCAAAAATGTGAAACAGGTTATGAAGAATTTGCAGAAGCAGGCGAAAGATTCTTTGAATCTAACGAACACAACGATGTTACATAAAGCACAGGAAGCATTCAAAAGCCTTGTGCAGAATACAGCAGAAGAAGCGATTAAAATTATGAACAATAATACCTCTGCTATAATTACCGGTGCGGAGTCCAGACAGCAGGCACTTCGAAAGACAATTCGCCAATTCAACGAAAGAGGAATCGCAGGATTTGTCGATAAAAGCGGAAGAAATTGGACACCGGAGGCATATGTTAATATGTGTATGCGAACAACGTCCGGCAGCGTGGCAAATGAAGTACAGACGGCTCGGTGTGAAGATATGGGAGTGAATCTGATTCAGATTGACAGTCATTCAGGAGCACGCCCGAAATGTGCAAAAGACCAAGGAAAAATCTTTTCTTTAGACAACACAAGCGGAACCACGGAAGATCTGAATGGACGTAAGATTAAATTTTATCCGTGGAATTCCTCCAGCTATGGTGAACCTGATGGAATCCTTGGTATAAACTGTGGGCATCATAAGTTTCCATTCGTTCCAGGCGTGAATATTCAGAGACACTTCCCGACAGATGATTTAGATGCAAATAATCGGTTGTACAAGCAGACACAAGTACAGAGGGCACTTGAACGTGATGTAAGGAAACAGAAGCGAGAGTGTATGCTGTATGATGAGCTAGGCTGCGAGGAAGCTTTTAAATCTGCATCTGTAGAGTTAAAGATAAAAGAGAAGCGGTTAAAGGACTATGTAGATGATCACAGGAAGTTACATCGCAGGCGCGATCGGGAACAGGTAGTTGGTTTTGATAAGAGGATATCGACTCATGCTATTGAAAATAATAAAAAGTATCAGAAAGAGCTTGCAGAAAAAGCGAAAAATGATAAGATAATATCAGAGATAAAAGAGGCTGGGATGAGAGGAGAGATAAATCTGAAGCCTAACATTCCGGATACAAAAGAGCTATCCTTTGATGATACGCATATTAATGGAGAAAGACAACACGAGGTAACGGAAAAAGAAGCGAAAGAGTATATCGAAAACGCAAGATTTTCTGTGACAAAATGGAATGGAAAATATACCAATTATTTCAGTGATGATGGAGCAGCTTATGTGGATAATGAGAAAAGACATATAAGAACGGCATTTAAGAAAGAACAATATGACGATGCTACAAGAAAAGCAATGGAGGTGTTAAAACGTGAGCGGTCCTGATCATGTAATGTGTCCGTTGGTGGATGCAGAAATTGAAAATATCGATTGCATAGAAAATTCAGATGCTGTTGACGGAATGTTGAAGAAAGACAGCGTACCGGAAAGGTTTAAAAAGAAATCAGAATGGGAAAAAATTTGTAAAAAGTGTAAATGGCATAATTACTAATACCGCAGGTCGAAAAGGCCTGTGGTATTTTTATACTTATTTTTAGGGAGGTGTGAAAGGTGACAATTCCAAAGAAAGTAAGAGTATTGTTCAAAGAATATACAATAGAAGAACAGATAAACTTACATGACGAAGAGGGAGAACTGTATGGTCAGATTGACTTTCTTCAGGAAAAAATTCTTTTGAATGCAGAGGCATCGGAGGAAGCGAAAAAAGCAACACTTATACATGAAATTGTACATGCGTTAGATGAAATGTATAAAATTGGACTAGAGGAAGAACAGGTAGAAAAACTAGGAAATGCACTGTATATGTTATACAGAGATAACAAGGAACTGTTCAGTACTTGTGAAAGAGGTGATGCCGATTGATTGCAGTAAAAGTAACAGATACAGAAATTACAGTAGATGGTCATGCGGGGTATGCTGAGAAAGGAAAGGATATCATTTGTGCATCTGTATCAGTACTTGTTTGGAACTTGATTAGAAGCATACAGGCTTTGACATCAGATAAAATTGAGTACAGTGTATTAGATGGCCATGTAAATGTAAAATATGAGAATTTATCAGGCAGAGGAAAATTGCTGGTAGATTCTTTTTTTATTGGCATAAGTGAGATTGAAGAGTCTTATGGAAGCCAGTATGTAAGTATTTCATAAATAGACCAGAATGTGCGGGATGTCTTTAAACTCTGCATGAGAATAAGTCGGCGGACGTTAAGCGGGAGGTAGCATATGCCTAAATTTATGAATATGAGAAACATGTATTTTTCAAAGTTAGATCTGCAGCTTTTTGCTGGAGATGATGATGCCGGAGACGATTCCGGGGATGGTGACGACCAGGACGATGATACGGACGAAGGCGGGGAGGATGAGCCGAAGTACACACAGGCTGATCTTGATAAGGCGGTAGCACGTACAATCGCAAAAGAGCGCGCTAAAGCGGAACGTGCAGCTAAGAGAAAAGAGCAGAAAAACAAGGATAAAGGTTCAGACGGAGCAGACGAAAACGAAGATGTTAAGGCGAGAAAAGAAGCCGAAGCAAAGGCGAGTAGTTTAGAAGTTAAATGTGCATGCTTTGAAGCTGGTGTATCAAAAGATGCAGTGGACGATGTGACTGCATTGGCTAGAGCATATATGGCTGCGGATGAAGACCTTGATCTTGAAGATGCGATTGAAAAAGTAGTGAAAAAATACCCTCAATTCAAAAAGGATGCTGCGGATCCGTACGAAGATGAGGATGAAACAAAAGGCAAATCATGGGGACAGAGACAGAATGGAAAGACACCAAAGAAAATGTCCGGTGTGGAAAAAAGATTCTATGAACTGAACCCGGATTTGAAATAGGAGGTTTATTTGATTATGAGAAACAAAGAATATAAGGCGTTAAAGCTACGCATGGATTTACAGATGTTTGCAGGACATACGGCGCAAGAGAGATATTCCAGTCTTGTGCTTGCAAAATTGAGAAAGACTGCAGTTTTTGTAAGTCTGTTTAACAGAAAGTACGAGGGGAAACCAACTGCTGGTGCAGTAAAAATCCCAGTGCGGGACACAGAAGTGGTTGTCGATACGTACGACAAAGCAGCGGGCGGAGAATTAAAAACAGGAACAACAACTTATCAGACGCTCGCAATCGACAAAGATAAATACGTGAACGAGTTGGTTGACGGATATGACGCTGCATCTGTTCCGGATAACTTAATTGCAGACAGATTGGATTCTGCCGGATATGCAATGGGTATTTCTTTGGATACAGATTTGATTACGCTGCTTACGACAAAAGGCACTGCCTCGAAGAATACGACAGCACTTACAAAAGATACAATCTATGAGTCTATTGTGGACGAAGTCGCAGCATTAAAGAAAAAAGGTTTGAATCCAACAGAGATGTGGTTGGCAGTAACAAATGAAACGTATGCGATGTTGTTGAAGTCTCCGGAGTTTATCAAGGCTTCTGATTTAGGAGACAATGTGGTTCAGAACGGACGTGTTGGAAGAATTAACGGGCTGGATGTCTATGAGACAAACAACATTTCGGATACTTTAAAAGTCGAGTATATCATCGGTAACAATGTGTATTGCCACTTTGTCGATGAATGGATGGTACCGGTTACTGTGAATGATTTAAAAGATGGGAAACACATCGGAGCATCTGCAGTGCAGGGTCGTAGAGTATACGGTGCGGCGGTTTCAAGACCTGAGACTGTAACAGTTAAGAAAAAAGCAGCGTAGTGAGGAGGCGGTCTAATGCCGTACGTGGACATTAATTATTATGCAAGCATATACAATGGGATGGAAGTCGAGGACGAAGACTTCCAATCTTTGTGTGAGCGTGCAGGAGAAATCATTGAGGAGATGACAATGTACAGGGTGACTCCGGTTGCAATACTTGCAATGCCGGAATGTGTACAAGACAGGGTAAAGATGGCTGTTTGTGCACAGATTGAGTATTTAGATGCCAACGGTGGAGCTGATATGGACAACGGTGTAGATTTGCAGAGTGCCGGTCTTGGGAAGTTTAACTTCACCAAGGCGTCCGGTGCAAACGGAAGCACAGAACAGTCCATATATGCACCGAGAGCCGTCCGTATCTTAGCTCCTACTGGTCTTTTATATAGAGGGGGTGGTTGCTATTAGAGCGATACCGAAAAGCTTGCTGATTCACACGGTTACGCATGCTAAAGCAAAAGATGCTGACCGTTGGGGGACAGAACAGATAACTAATAAAAGGACAATAAAAAACGTGCGGCTTGAGCCATCTACAAAGGTAGTGCGAGATAAAAACAATGCAGAAGTGCAACTTGCGGCAACGCTGTTTTATGACTGTAAAAATAGCAGTCCGAGAGGTGTAGTATTCAAAACGGACGACATTATTATTTTTAATGGCGAGATGTTTAAGGTTCAGACAATTGAACCGCTGTATGATGCGCGCAAATTGCATCATTTCGAGTTGGGAATGATACGACATGGCTAAAATCAATACACGAGTGACATTTGATAAAGCGAAGGCATTAGCGCTTATGAAAGCAGCATCAAATAAAGCGTTGACTGTTATGGGAAATCAGGCATTGCAGGATATTAGCCAATATGTACCAAAAGACCAGCGTACACTTGAAAACAGTGGCCTGACGAACAGTGACAAGACTGCAACAGACGGGAAATTAACAATGCGGTGGTCTACTCCGTATGCGCAGTATCTTTGGAACGGCGATGTCATGTATGGAAATGCCGGAAATCGTACATATGGACCTGAAAAACTTACGTTCACATCTGCCCTTGCCCGTGAAGAATGGGCGAAGTACGCAAAAGAAGTACACGGAGAAGAATGGAAAAAGGTATATCAGGCAGCGATAAGGAGGGAGATGCGAAAATGACGCCACAGACTGAATTGCTTGATTTATTAGTCGAGACAGCAGAGAAACATTGCAATCTCGGGACAACAATATCTTTGAAAGAATTGAATCCAGGTGGTGGCATTTACGCTGAGCTCGGAGAAGGGTTTGGAAATAGTATGTATTATGACAAAAGCATGGAGAAAACGATCCCAGTGCTTTTTTTGTGCAGAAACAAAGACCAAAAGGTAGGGTTGGAACAGTTGGGTAGTATTTGCAACTACTTGCAACGATTGAAAGCGTATCCGAAAGGCGAGACATTCGCTTGGTTGGATACCACAATAGCAAAAGAACCAAACAAAATAGGGCGGGATGAGGATGGAGTTTATAACTTCTCGTGCATCCTGAACTGTAAAATATTTTATTAAGGAGGCAATTGAAGTGAAAAGATTAGATTTACAGAGATTTGCGGAGCCGGAACTTCCGGACAATACAATCACTCCGGAATTGAATTATGAAACAGAAGCATTTTTAAATATTGCAGAGGATAAGGGTACAC